GGCAGAAACATGGCGAGATTGCGTTCTATTTCCATCGTCAGGCCGGCCAGTCCTTCCTCGCCGTCCTGGCTGCCGGCGGCCTCGCCGCCGGGGGCCATCGTGGTCTTGACGAACGTGGCGAACTCGGCGGCCGTTTCGGCTGCGCTGACCACCGCCAGCGTATAGCGGCGGAGAAGCGCAAACAGCGGCAGCGCCGGCGCCAGTTCGGGGATCCCCCGCGACTGGCCCGGCCGATCGCTGCGGAACCAGTGCAGAACGCCGCTTGCCGGGACGGGCCGGTAGGTTTGGCTCCAGCGCGGGATGGTCCCGCCGGGATGGTCCACGAGGAAGTGATACTCGGCGGGGTTGCCGAACCGGTCGAAGACGACGCCGTCCACGGGTTGCTTCTGGGTCGGCGTCCAGTTGGGCGTCGCGACCTGCTCGGCCTCGACGAGCCTGACGTCGAGGCGGACGGGATGATTGTGGCTCGGGTTCGTCGCGAGCAGCGCGAACGTCTCGCCGTCGGCGGCCCGGGCCATCCGCATCGTGCGGAGTTTTTGGGGCAGCCCGACGGCCCGGGACCAGGCGGCGAACTCGCGCTCGATGCGGCGGTTGGCCTCGGGGTCGGCGAGCAGCATCTGAAGCCTGGGGCCTGTCCCGATCAGGTCTTCGGCGAGCGTGAGGACGATGCCCTTGGCGTAGCAGTTGTTGGCCACCTCGTACCGTGCGCGGTTCCGCAGCATGGCGCGGACCGCGGGGCTGGCGGCGGCGTCGGCGCTCAGGGCATCGGCCCACCGCCAGTGCCGGCGGTTCTCCGGCGTCGTCTGTGCGGCATCGAAACGCGCGCGGATGGCCCGAGCCAGCCGGGCATCCTCCATGCGTGTGGTGGCCGGCCGGGCGGGTTTGCGTTTTCTGAAGGGCCAGGGCATCAGACGGCTCCGGGAGGGATGAGACGGACGCGGCTAAACGTCTTGCCGGGGTGGATGGCGCGGGCGGTCTTGGACGCCAGATGCTTGTCGGCGGCGATCTGGTCCGGGAGGCTGTGCTGGCGCATCGAGACGGCGTCGCCCCGGGCCTCGGCGGGCCCCTGGGCGTTCTCGCGGATCGTCTGGTCGAGTTCGTCGGTCACGCCGTGACTCTCCGAAAAAACGGCCGTTCGGGGGTTCGGCCCCGAACGGCCTGGTGCCCTCTGAGCGGCCCGCATGGGGCCGGGGCGCCGCGCCGGCGACTGCGCCGTGGACGCCGGCGCTCATCTCACCCGCATTATACGGCGGCTCGCGGCGTTTCCACGGGGGCCAGAAGGGGAAAAAGGCAAATGATGTCTACCGGTATAGCGCCGCGCTATGCATATAGCGATCGGAGCAGGAGGGTTTTTGCTTGACTCGTCAGGCGCCCGCGACCGGTTCGGCGAGGCCTCGGCGCTCGAAGAGGTCGCGGCGCGCCAGGCGCCGTTCGACAACCGAGGCGGGCCGCGCGCCGGAAGCGCAGATGATCCAGTACGTCTCGCAGACGGTGCAGTAAGCGACGGTGCGTCCCGCGCTCCGGCCGACCTGCCGGCGGGGCAACCGTGCGCCGCACCCGGGGCACCAGCCCGGCGTCGCCTCGCGCCCGCCACCGCGGGCAAGTTTCCGGGCGCTGGACTTCATGCGCTCCTCGTTCCGGGACCGACGATGTGCTCGACGGTCGTCAGACGTCGGCCGCAGTTGCGGCACTCGCGTCGCCGCTGGATGCGGCCACCAGGTAGCGGTCGGGTGTAGAGGACGTGGAAGTGCCGGCAGCCGCACGCGGGACACTCAATGCCCCGGTCCTCCTCTCTTCCGTCGTTGTCTGTCATGGCACCTTCCTTCGTGCGAGGTCGGCCCGCGAATAGCGGCGACGTTGGCCGGCCCCGCCACGTGGGGCCGAGGCGCCGGGGATCTGGACGCCGGCCAAACTGGCCGCGACGGCGCAGCCGACCAGGCCATCGAACCAGTGGTTGTCCGGCCTCGATGGCCGCACTTTCCACTCCCTGAGCGTCCGGCCCTGGCCCTGGGTGACGGCGAACGTCTCGCTGCCGGCGATGTGGCCGGCGAAGAGACGGTGGGCGGTCTTCGAGCGGCCGAAGAGCCTCAGGGCACCCGGGTCGCCCGGCGGGATCGCCAGTGCGCGCGTCACAAATGTCTTCCACCAATTCGCGTCGAACAGCAGATGCGGGAACTCGCGGGTGCCTCTGACGGTCGGGATATACCACTCGTGGCCATATCGTTCGCCCGGCTTTCGCCGGTAGGCCGAGATCGGACGGCGGGCGGCCGTGATGCCGACGCCTTTGGACAGAACCATCACCGAGCCGCCCTGCTTGTGTTTGACGGCGGCGACGAGGTCGGGTTTGTACCCGGCGTCCACGAGCAGGCGGTCGAGGCGGACGACGCCGGCCGCCCCCGCCTTCGGCCACTCGCGCGAAAGCAGACGCGCCACCAGGTCCTCGAGCCCCGCCAGGATCGCCCCGTCGGCGCCCCGGCCGGGGTAGGCCCGGCCGAGGGTGCGTGGGGCGTCGCGGAGCGTGAAGTCCCTGCGCGTCTGCTCGGGCCACGTGCCGTAGTCGATAACGTGGCCCGTGAAGGCCTCCTCCCATGCACAGGCGCACCAGAAGAGCACGCGGTCGTGTATGTCGATGAACGCCGTGACCTGTGTTGCCGCCAGGGGGACCTGGCCTCGGGGGCGACCGCTGGTGCGCTCCACGACGTCGGCGGGGCGGATGGCTCCCTCGGGCGCGTCGTCCTCGGGCCGCGGATCGTTCTGGTACTCCGCGAAGAAGGTGGCTTCATCGCGATACATTAAATTCATGGCGTGCTGGACGGCCGAGCGTTCGCCGTCATCCATCAGGGCCGGCCAGGAGGGGCGGGCGCCCTCGTCCATCTTGGTCCGGTGCTTCTGGTAGAAGGCCCCGGCCTCGTCGGTGTCGGCCGCCAGGTCCGCGAGGCGAAGCCGCCGGTACTCTTCCCACCGTTTCTTGTCCTTCGGAAGCGCATAGAGCATCGGGATCCGCTTGCCCTGCCAATCGGGCGAGGCCTCGCGATCCAGGAGGCCCGAGGCCACGTCGTCGGGGCAGATGACGGTGACCGTGGCGACGGCCGCGATCCGTTTGCCGTGACCGGCCATCCCGAGGACGGCGCCGTTCAGGAGCCGGAGGCGCTTGCGGACCTGGGTCGGGCTGCGGGCGACTTCGTCGTTCTGCGGATCGTCCACCAGGACCAGGTCGGGCCGGATGACGCGCTGTCCGTCCGGTTCGAGGTACTGCTGGCCTCTGACGCCCCCGCCCGTCAGGCCCGTGGTCGCGATGACCGTCCCGCCCGCCAGGCTCTCCGGCACGGAACCGAAGATGATCCGCCGCTGCTGCCAGCGGATATGCGTCGGCCGGCCGCCGCACCGTTGGCCGAGGCAGCGGCGGGGTTCGTTCTCGAGGGCCACGAACGGCTGGACCTCGGGGGCGAAGTCCGCCAGGAGATCCTCGTTCGCGGTCAAGGCCGTCTTGACCGTCTCCATCAGTTCCGTGCCGCGTTCGGCCGAGACCGCCAGGATGACGACGTAGCATCGATGGCCGTAGAGAACGGCCCAGAGGGCGGCGGCCCACGCCAGGCTGGTCTTGCCGCCCTTGCGCGGCATGGCGAAGGCGAACAGACCGCCGGAGAGGATGGCGCGCTGGAGACGCGCGATCACTTTCAGGTGATCCTTGCTCCATGCGAGGTAGAAGGTCTTGGGGAAATAGGTTTCGAGGAACCGCCTCAGGTCGTACCGGCAGGCCTCCCACCGCGCCGGGTCGTCGCGCGGCGGCAGGGGGCCGATCTCCTGGCCGGCGCGGGTCTGTGCGGCCTGGGCATCGCCCGTGCGAGCACGATGGGCGCGGTAGGCCTCGCCCGCGTGGGCGGCCCGTTCGGCGGCCGCATCCAGGGCCTCGGCCACGTGGCGGACGAACCGCTTACTGCCCGGCGTCCACCTCGGCAATCGCTTTCCGGACACGTTCGCGCCACTCCTTTCCGGTGATCGCTTCGGCCGGTGTCGCGACCCTCTCCATGATCCGCACCATCCGGGCCGTCGCGACCTCGACGTCGCCCGGCGTCAGGACGTCGGTGGCCGGGACGTATCCAGCCTTGCGGATCGCCCGATGGAGCCACGCGAGATCGGCCCGCCTCGCCCCCGCCGCCGACACCAAGTCGGCCAGGGTCTTCTTGAGGTCGGCCGAGACGGCCGATTTGGGGCGTCGTTCCTTGGTCATGGTTGACACCTGGCCGGAACATTCCGGGGCCCAAGCTGCCACACCGGGCGTAAGTCGCGCCCGGGGCGCTGCTTAGGGCGAAAGATAAACTGCAGAATTCCGGCCCCTCGCCTTGCCTGGGGCCACTTCTCATGCCTTAATGTGTATGTAACGTGCGAACGCGAAAGGAGATCACGATGAGAAGGCAGAAGCCCAAGACCTACGAGGCCGAGTTCGAGGGCCGCAAGGTCCGGGTCACGATCCCGGACAACTTCGACGCCTGCGAGGAACGCCAGAAACTGGCCCACGCTCTGGCCGCCTGGAAGACGGCCGGGTGGGTGGCCTCGGGCAAAGCGACCTGGTGGCACCGTCGGGCCCGCCGCCTCGCCCGAGCCTGCGCCGTGCCGCTGTCGAAGGTGATGGCCGACCTCGAGCACGACGCCGAGGCCATCCTCGCCGAGGAGGAGGGCGAAGCGCACGTCGCCCCGGAAGTCGCGTGCCCGGCGTGCGGCGAGGACCGCACCGATTACCTGGTCTGGGATGATGATGGCGTTTGGGTCCAGTGCCAGACCTGCAGCAAGACGTACTCGCCTTCCCGGTAGAGGTGCCCGGCGACGGGCCCCACGCGGGGCCCCCAGCCCGGCAATTCTGCCGACAGGAGATGAGCCATGAAGAAGGCACAGGTCAAGGTAGGCGGCACCTACGCCGCCAAGGTAAGCGGGAAGGTCGTGCCCGTCCGCATCGACGCGGAGAACCCGCGCGGCGGGTGGGACGCAACGAACACCGCCACGGGCAAGAAGGTCCGCATCAAGAGCGCCCAACGCCTGCGGGCCGCGGTCCACAAGTCGAAGCCGATGGCCCTGGCCATCCCGTCGCAGGCTGGCCAGGGCGATGCCAAGGCCGCCCAAGGCGCCCCGGACGCGACACGGGCCACCGTGGGCCGCCAGGGGGCGTCCCAGAAGGCCGCCAAGGCCGCGACGAAGGCCAAGGCCCCGCGCGAGAAGAAGCCGAGCCTCCTCGACCTGGCGGCCGAGGTCCTCGCCAAGGCCAAGAAGCCGATGGGCTGCAAGGCCATCGTCGAGAAGGTCCTGGCGAGCGGGCGCTGGCAGACCAAGGGCAAGACGCCGGCCGCGACACTCTACTCGGCCATTCTGCGGGAGATTCAGAAGAAGGGCAAGAAGGCCCGGTTCCGCAAGGTCGAGCGTGGCACATTCGCGGCCGTCCTCGCGCGGCACGGATAAGGAGTAATCGCGATGACCGCATCCAAGTGCACCCGACCGACGCGGCTGCCCAACGGCACCCGCGTCCACGTCCGTAGCCACCACTTCGTCGAGGAGTGCGACGCCATCATCCGCAAGGCCAAGTCCGACTACGGCTGGACGCACGAGGGCGAGCAGCGCGGGTGGTGGCTGTACCGCATCGAGGTGACCGCCGGCGAGACACCCCAGGACGCCCAGCACGATGACGGTACCGTGTGGGCGTGGGACTTCGAGGTAGAGCCGCTGGAGTAACCGTCCCGCCATCACGTCCCCGTCGCGGCGGGCTTGCCTTTGGGCACGCCCGCCGCGGCGGTCTTGCCCTTCGGGCCCTTGACCCGCTTCGCCTTCTTCCCCGTGAACTGCTCATAGCGCTGGACGACGACGTCGCAATAGAGAGCGTCCAGTTCCATCAGGTAGGCCCGCCGGCCGGTCTGCTCACACGCGATGAGCGTCGAGCCGGAGCCACCGAAGAGGTCCAGGACCTTCTCGCCGCGCTTCGAGGAGTACTGAATGGCCCGGACGGCCAGCTCCACCGGTTTCTCGGTAAGGTGCACCATCGCGGCCGGGTTCACCTTCTTCACGTGCCAGAGGTCGGTGGCGTTGTTCGGGCCGAGGAAGTGGTGGCCGGCGCCCTCTCGCCAGCCGTAGAACGCCAGCTCGAACGCGCCCATGAAGTCCTTCCGCGTCAGAACCGGATGCTGCTTGTCCCACACGATTGCCTGCGAGAAGTAGAGGCCGCAGGCCTTCAGCGCCGGCGGGTAGTTGCCGAGGTTCGCGTAGCCGCCCCAGATGTAGAAGGCGCGGCCCGGTTTCAACACGCGGGCCATCTGGCCGAACCACGCCAGGAGCAACTTCTCGAAGTCCTCAGCGGAGAGGAAATCGTTCTGCAGCGGCCGGTCCTTCGGCCGCATCTTCTTGCGGGCCTTCTTCGGGTCGGTGACGCCGCGGGCCACGTCGAACGCCTGGTGGTGCATCTTGCGCGAGAGGTCCGGGTAGGAACTCTGGCCGGCGGCGATGGCGGTACTTGACCTCGGCTCGACGCGGACGTTGTAAGGCGGGTCGGTGTTGATGAGGTGGATGCCGGCGCCGTCCAGCAACCGGTCCACGTCCCCCGTGCTGCCGGCGTCGCCGCACAGGAGACGGTGATTGCCCAGGAGCCACAGGTCGCCCGGCTGCGTGGTCGCCTCGTCCGGCGGCTCGGGCACATCGTCCGGGTCCGTCAGACCCTCCTGGAGGTCGGGGTTGAGCAGTCGGGCGAGCTCCTCCTCGTCAAAGCCCAGGGCGGGCAGGTCGACCTGGTCGCGCAACTCCTCAAGTTGCCGCAGCAGCGCCTCGTCATCCCACTCGGCGAGTTCGGCCGTCCGGTTGTCGGCCAGGGCGTAGGCCATCCGGTCCACGCCGCGGAGCGTCGTGCGGATAGCGGCGATGTTACGCCACCCCAACTGCCGCGCCGCCAGGTAGAGGCCGTTGCCGGCGACGACGACGCCGCGGGCGTCCACGACGATCGGCTTCTGCTGGCCGAACGCGAGGAGGCTCCCGCGGATGGCGTCGAGGTTCGCATCCGAATGCCGGCGCGCGTTGGCCGGGTCCGGCGCGATCGACTTCATGGGGACGGCGTGTTTCCTGAGGTTAGGGACGATCTTCTCCTTCGCCACTTTGGCTGGCCGTTTCTGTGATCGCCTGCCGATATATGGATACCGATTGGGCGTCGGGCGTGCAAAATACCGTCGGTGCTGTCACACCACGGCGTTGCCGGTCAGCGTGATCGCCGCCGGCCGCGCTCGGCGTCCGTTCCGTCTCCCGCGCGAGCCTCTGCGCGGTCCAAATAAACACTACCGTTTTTCGCGACTGTTCCGCTTGCCATCGACCGTCTGGCTTAGCTGGTAGTACCTAACGCGCGCCGAACTTTGCGCCCACGCAGACCTGGCCGACACGCAGCGTTCCGTCGCCGTGCCCCGGGCCAGGGGTGCCAACCGTCACGATGCGCTGCTCGCCACACCAGAGGGTCAACTCGTCTCCGCGCAGGCGGCACGTGCCGACGCGGTTCTGCGCCATCACGCTCGCAAGCGCTCCGTGCTGTTTGTCGGCCGGGAAGAGGAAGCCGAACGCCGGCAGGATCTCGATGCCGTTCGGTAGCCGCCACGCGCACGCGAGGTAGTCCATCAACTGGCAGAGGCCCGGGCCGATGGGGCGCCCGGGCCGCTTGACCTCAAACAGGATCGGCCCCGCCCGCCAACCGGCCTGCAGGCCGCCACGCGACGCCAGCACGAGCACGTCCGCGCGGACCCGCCCCGCCGCCGGGCAGGGCCTCCAAAGCGCCCGCCCCATCATCTGCCGGAACACACGGAAGAGGCCCGTCGAATCGAGAAAGGCGGCCAGCCGCTCTTCAACCTCCGCCTCGGCGAGACCCCCCTGCCTGCGGGTTGCCGCTTGGCTCGTCATCAGCGCCCCAAGAGAAAGGCCATTCGGGGTCCGGCCCCGAACGGCCTTCACACCGCGGCGCACGTGGTGGCGGCTCCTGCCGCCTCACCACCATTATTGCAGAAGTTCGCCCTCTATCAAGTCCGAAGTGTCCTTTCGCCTTTCTTCGAGCCAACGATCATGATGGGGTGTACGCGCCTTCGTCTTCCTTGCTTGCCTCGACGGTCTCCGCGGTCTGCCCTTCCGATTTACTGTCCCGTCTTTGCCGGATGATCACCTCCAGATCGCGGAGGCGGACGCGGTGGACCTCTTCCCATCCATCGAATTGCTCCAGCGCCCCCTGCACGGCCCTGCGGGTGCCGTCCGCGATTCGTAGGCCGACCAATGCTCTCGCCATCGCCTCGTCGGTCGATGTGGTCGGCGTCCCGCGCATCGGTAGCTCCCCGTTCTCCAACCATTCTTCGCGCACGAGCAACACCGCCGCCAACCGTTTGAGCAGGAGCCGGCTCGGTGGTGTCCGCCCGCTGAGCGTGTTGGACAGTTGTGTGTGGGAAATCCCGATTCTTTTTGCAAAGGCTCCCTTCGTCCCGGTGATCAGCGATTCTAAGCGTTGGCCCAGTGGACACTTAGCCATCGTCTCACTCCTTGAAAAAAATCTCACCCAAGACCCGTTTTTCTCTTGAGCCTTCTCACCAACGCGGCGATACTCTCACGAAACACCGGTTGGAGGGCGGCACGATGACCTCCACAAAAAGCACCGGGTGCCGCGGGGCCTTGCCCGCGGCACCACGACGCCCAGAAAAGCCCCCGGCGCACACCGCGTCCTCCGGTTCGTGTCGCCCGATTCTTACCGGATGCCGGTCGCCGGGGGCCGTTTTTTTCGCGCACAGCATCCCCGCCTTTGTTCGCAGACCGGGATTGCGCCGCCCGGTCCGTGTCGCCGTCAAGCCAGACTATACCCCATATTTGGCCACAATGCAAAGATTTCTCTCGTTCGGGAGGGAACGTCCATGTCCGACCCGTCTCCCGCCGCCGTCCGTCCGCCGCCCCTCGCTGACGTGATCGACGCAAGATCCGCGCCGGCCAGGGCCTGCCGGCCAGCAGGCAAGGCAGCGCGACCTACGCCCTTGCGGATGTTCGTCCGCGAGACCTCAACCGGGGAGGGCGGCCGTGAATGAGGCCCAGCGACGCTCGGTGCTTCTTGAGTTCGCCCGCCAGGAGTGCGCGAACCACGTCCATTCCGGCGTGTGCGAGCCGCGCGACCGCAAGCCATGCCGCCTCGGCCAGGGCGAGCGCTGCTCGTACTTCGAGGCGTGCGTGCTTCCGATTGCGGTTCGCAAGTTACGGATGCTGCGGAAGCCCAAGAAAGACGATTCCGCCGTCGTCGATGCCTACATACGTGAGCATCCGGAACTGCGCGGGAGACAGTCGGCCGACGAAGATGCCTCCGGCCGGACCTGCCCGGACTGCGGTGAGCCGCTGGTCAAGCGGCAGCGCGTCTGCCTCGTGTGCCGCGCCAAACGGCGTCGGCAATCCGATCGCCAGCAGAAGGCCCGAACGCGCGGAGGCTGTCCTACAGTTAACTCCGAAAAGGGGGGTCAAAATCGCCTGTTTTGAGCCAGAAACGGGGGTCAAAAACCGGGGTGGTCCCGGAGGTCGCATTTGACGATTTCGGCCGTTAACTGTAGGACATCGAGCCAATGATATGCGTGCGATGCGGGGAGCAAAAAACGCCCCGGGAGAGTGAACGGTCATGCGAATTTCCAGCAACCTTGTGGACGGCTTCGTGGACGTCTTCGTCGCGTCCATCGAGATGCGGGCGATGCGCGTCTACGTGGCCAAAATCGGAAGGCCCGTAAAGGACCGGCCCGCCTGGATCAGGTTGACGGCCCGACAGTGGGGCGACCGGCCCGGCGTGGATCGTGACTATCGCCCGGCCATGAAGCCGAAGCGTTCGCTGGTCGCCGCACGGAGAATGATATGAACACCGCTTGCCGATCGGCCGAGTTGGCCCTGGCCGATCGGCGGGCAGACCTCAGCCCAAGAAGTGGCCGGGCGCCGGATGGTCCGGTGCTTGGTGATGGATCAGGCGCGGGCGGGGCCGCCCGAACGCGGCCCCGCCCCAAAGGAGGATCGCATGTCAGCCCTCGGCCAATTACCCGACGGCGAAATCAACGTCCTCGAACGGGAACGGATCGCGCGCCTTCGCCGTCGCCTCGATCGGGCCACCCTGGAGATGGCCGACTTGACCCAAGAAGCCGCCGAGTGCGATCTGGCGGCCACAGCCGACGCTCTTGGCCGCGCCTGGCGCCTCCTGGTCCTCGTGGCCGGCCCGCCGCACCGGCTGATGACGGCCGCCATCCGGGCGAGCGCTGGTCTCCGCAACCTCAACTGTCCTGAGTGCGGTCACCAGATCGAGAGCCTGCGCGGCATCGCCCAGCACGAATGTCCACAATGTGGATCCGAGTTCTTCGACGAGGACCACCCGTCCCCGGCGGGGCCGTTGGCCGACCCGCCCACCGCCGATCACCCAAAGGAGCCATGCCCGTGAGCAGCCACCAACTCAACCGCGAAGCGAGCCTCATCGCCGAGGCCCAAGCCCGCCGCCTCGGCGAAAGGGCCCTCGGCTTGGCCGTCGGCTTCCCCGTTGGTCATCCGGCAAGCGGGACGCTCTATAGGTTCAGCGATGCCCTGGCCGTCGCCCTTCGCCTCGCCGTCGCTGATCGGGGCGCGCGCCGTCGTGCACAATGACCCATGACCCGGCTTCGCCCAAGGGCTGCGCCGGGACAGGCCCATGACAAGTGACAACGGACAACTGACCGACGTCCACCTGGCCCTGCGGGGGCTCCTCAAGAACCACTGCCAGGGCGAGCGCCGGGCCCGCAAACAGACGGACCTGATCCGGGACCTCCGCGCCCAGGGCCACGGCCGCGCTTTCGTCCGCCGCCGCGTCGACGACGCCGAAACCGTCGCCGTACCCCTCGACGCCCGGGCCATTTTCTACCTCGTCCGTGATCTCCGCCTGGCCGGCTACCCGGTAATGGGTTCTTCTGGCGGCATGTTCTGGGCCCGGACCTTCGACGAGTTCGTCCGCGGCAAGGCCAACTACACGAGCCGGTTCCGTGAGATGGGCCACGTGGCCCGGGCCTTTGACCGGATCGAACGTCTCTGGCGATCCCGCCGCACGCAAGCCGTCCCCGCCGCACCGCCGGCGCTTCGGCAGGGGACCCTTCTCGATGAGGGTACGGATAGAGACGATCGGGGACGATCGGGGAGACTTGGGGACGAATCACCCGGTCCGCCGGCAAGTGAGGGCGGCGGACCGACCACAAACGAGGCGCGGGGCGGTCCCGCGCAGAGCCCTGGGACAGTGGCCGGGCGCGCGGCTATCCCCCTGTCGGTCGCCCGGCCGGCCCAGGGCCGATTGTTCGACACCGCGCCCGGAGCGCGGACCTGACAGCAGAAACCGCCGCAAGGCCAAGCAAAAGGGGTAACGAATGATTGCTATACCGCCATTCTGGAAACTCGACTTGGGCCTCTTCCGCCGGCTGCCGCCGAGACGTAAGGCCGCGGCGGTCCTGGCGGCGTGCCGGGCCTACCGGCCCGAGGCCTCGCTCCGGGAGGCTGCCGTCGCCCTGGGGATTCCCACGTCCACTGCCCGCCGATGGGCGGGCTGGCTCGCCGAACTCGACATGACCGGCGCCGATACGTCGGTCGCCCCGAAAAGGTAACGCCGCAAGGCCGAGAAAAAGGGCTGACGAATGATCGCTGTACCCAAGTTCTACAAAGTGGACCCGGACCTCTTCCGGCGGCTGCCGGCCAAGCGCAAGGTCGCCGCCACCCTCGCCGCCTATCGCGAGTGGCAGCCCGACGCTTCTGTTGTGGAAATTGCCGCTGTGCTCGGAATCCCCGAATCGACGGCCCGGGCCTGGATCGGGTGGCTTCAGGAGATCGACGACAAACATGCGGATGGGACCGCCGGCGATCAAACCGCCGCTATCGGCGCCGGTACCCGCGCAGGTACCGGCGCAGGTACCGGCGCGGGTACCGGCGCAGGTACCGGCGCCGGTACCCGCGCGGGTACCCGCGCAGGTACCCGCGCCCTCTCCTCTATAGATTCAGAGTATAAGAAGGGGGAGAGAGAGAACGGCGCCCCCGCCCCCCTGCTTGCCCAGGTCCAGGACGAAACGGACCACGACGCGTCGGTCATCCTGGCGGTCGCCTACATGGCCCGGACCACCCGGCGAAGCGTCACGACGGCCGAGACCCATGCCCGCATCCTCGAGGACCTGCGAAGCCAGGTCTATGCCGCCCGCGACGTCGCCCGGTACCTGGACGCCACGCCCCACACGGATGCCTATCCCCGAGAACTTGGGCGGACCGTCTCGACGTACCTCGAACACCTCAACCTCGGTCGGGCCGAGGCCCGTCGCCAGACGGCATGGATCGCCTTGCGTCGTCGTCTGCGGAACGTCTCCCCCGGTGATACGGCATGGCTGACCGAGGAGGCCCAGGCGCCCCCCTGGACGGTGATGGAGGTAGACGCCGACGCCGGGCGCGTCGCTCTCCGGAAGCGGACGTCCATGAAAGAACTGTACACCCCCGTGAGCGGAGCCTTCGCTCCCATCTGGGCCGAGAGGGCCCGCGGCGAGGACCGCGTCGAGGAATGCACCCTCTCGGGCCCCGACGACCTGGTCGCCTGGACCTTCGAGCCGGAGACGATGCCGCTGTTTGCGGCGATGCGCAGGGAACCGGGGGCGGGGCACGGGGCCGGCGAGCCGGCGCCGAGCCACGATCGGCAGGGAGCGGGTCCATGAGCGTCGACCAGCGACAACTCGCCGACCTGCCCGACGTCCTCGTCCCACGCCAGGTGGCGGAGTACCTCGGGTTTCGCGGGCGCCCCGATCGGGTCGTCCGGGAGATCCTCGAGCCGGCGGGCCTGAAGGTCCTCGTGATCGGGCGGCGCCTGAGAATCCTCAGGCGGGACCTGGAGGCGTTCATACATGCCCAGGACAAGAAGGAGACCTGACATGCGATATTGGCTGAAAGTCGTGGCCCTGGCCGTAGTGCTCACGTGCGTTCTGATTGCAGCGATCGGCGGGATTGGCGTCGGATTTTCCTACCTGCCGGAGCCCGTCCAGCCCTGGGCCGCTGGCGGCGCCATCTTTGTCGTACTGGTTGCGGCGATGGCTTCCGGCATCCACGTGTGGTTCCGGATACGTTAGGAGAACTGACGATGCATGCCGATGAATACCAGGACACCCAGGACCGGCTCCTCATGGCGGCCCTCGGTTTGGCGAGCCTCCCGTTCGAGGAATTCATAGCGGCCATCGATGGGGCCGAGACGATCGGTCCGATCCTCGTGGATAAGTTCTTTCATGGTGCCAGCGCCGATCGCCTGGCCCAGATCCGGGCCCTCGCCGGCGGGGCCCAGGGCCTCGTCCGTGTCCTGAAGTCCGACGCCGGCCTCGTCCGCCTCGCCGGCGAGGCCTTGTGCCGGCTCCCGAAAGGAGATCGCGATGTCCCGAACCCAAACGACGTCCCCGGCGCCGCCGACCCGGCCCCGTGACGCCCGTCTCGCCAAGGGCCTGTGGTGGGACGAGGCCTGGTCCCTCGTGGCCGGCTGTACGCCCGTCAGCGAGGGCTGCCTCCACTGTTGGTCGGCCCAGGCTGCCCACATGCGGGCCCAGAATCCACATCCCGACATCCACCGGCGGAACCAGGGGCTGACGATGGTCGGCCCGGACGGCCCATGTTTCAATGGCGTCGTCCGCACACCGTGGGCCCAACTCGATCGGCCTCTGCGGGCGCGCAAGCCGCGGATCTGGGCCGTCTGGAACGACCTCTTTCACGATGCCGCCTCGCCGGAGTTCCTCGACCGCGCCTTCGCCGTCATGGCCCTTTGTCCTCAGCACGCGTTTCTCGTGCTTACGAAACGCCCGGGGCGAATGTATGCGTATATCCACAGCGGGCCCCGTGCCGCGAAGTTCCTCAAGGAAGTGGCGCCCGGGCGCGCTGTGTGGGCGTGGCCTGGCTGGCCGCTGCCGAACGTCTGGCTCGGCGTGACGGCCGAGAACCAGCGGTGCGCCGACGAGCGGATCCCGGCGCTGCTGGACACACCGGCCGCCGTTCGGTTCGTCTCGTGCGAGCCCCTTGTTGGCCCGCTGGACCTGCAACCTTGGCTGGGCCTAAGCTGCGGCGACTGCGGATATCGGCCCGCCCCCGGTGGTCGCTGCGAGCAGTGTGCGGAGGCGCCGGCGCCGGATGGTTATCGACCGCAGAGGGGCCTGGACTGGGTGATCGCCGGCGGCGAGTCGGGGCCCAGGGCCAGGCCGACCCACCCCGACTGGTTTCGCTCCCTTCGCGATCAGTGCCAAGCGGTCGGCGTCCCGTTCTTCTTCAAGGCCTGGGGCGAGTGGGGCCCCGTCGAGCCGGCGCACCGGCCGCTTGGGGTCACGACCGAAATGGTTGAGATCGAAGGGGAGACCATCGTGGGCCTGGGCCGCGTTGGCCGCAAGAAGGCCGGCCGCCTCCTCGATGGCCGGATCTGGCAGGAGTTTCCGGAAAGGACGGCCGGAGCATGAGCGGGCCGGTGTGGCGCTTTTACGCGCGCGGGAACACGTACCAGCATCGAGAGAGGATAACATCTTGGGGTTGGTACTGGAGCCCCGAAGACCACGCTTGGTGTTTCGATGGCGCGAGTGACGAATCGGACCTGTGCATCCAGGCGATTGCCCGGTTGCCGGGCGTCACTGTGGCGAAACGCGATGTGTCCAGGGAGCCCGTCCGATGACTTTGCCCTGTGCCGCGAACGGGCCGAAATGGAGTTGAACAAGGTGGAATTGCGGGGGAAGGAAACGAGCCGATGAGCGGAACCGGACGAGACGTACTCGCTGCCATTACAAGAAAGGCGGCAAGCCTGTCGGAAATTCTCGCCGACTGCCACCCTGCGCTGAGGGCCGGTCGGGTGCGCTGCTTGAAGTGTGGCCGCCAAGACCGCGTTGACTGTGCCCACTGCTTCCGCGAGGGGTGGCCGGAATGCTGCGGCGAGACGATGACGCTGGAGACTGGCGATGTCTGACCCCTGGGCACAAATCAAACCGGCAAGCGGGGAGGAGGGAGAGTGAGCGTGACTTTGCCCTGTGCCGAGGACGTCAACTACTGGCGGACCGGGCGCAGCAGCCCCGATGCCTGGCTCGACAAGGCCTGCCGCCTCATCGACGAGGTGGGGGGCATCGTCCACGGCCGCGTGATCGGGTACCTGAACGGGCGGGGCGCCATCCAGATCGCCTTCGAGATCGAGGGCGAACCGTACCGGCTGGCGTGGCCGGTACTGACAACCCGGGACGGAGACCCGAACCATCCGGCCGCCCGGATCCAGGCCGCGACGTTCATCTACCACGACGTCAAGGCCAAGGCGATGACCGCCAAGGTGTTCGGCCCGGCGAGGGCCTTCGTCGAGCACCGGCTGATCGGCCCGGGCCGGACGGTGGCCGACCTCTCGGACCAGAGTGCGGTGGATTTGGCGAACGCGATGCCCAGGCTCCTGCCCGAAAGGACCGACCCATGATCTTCTCGCCCCGCCCCGGCCAACCCGTCCGCCTGCATTACCGCGCCCGGGTCGCGCTGTCGATGCCGCATCACGGACGCACGGGCGTCGTCCTGCGCGCGGGGCGCGGCCCCGGCCCGAGAAACGTCGAGGTCCTGCTCGCCCTCGGACCTCGCCTCGTCGTCCCGCGCGGAAACCTGGTGGCGATATGAAGGGCGAACGGACCATGCAACCCGCACAGTGGCCCAAGGGACCCACCGAGTGGATCGAGGGCCGGACGCTCTACATCTCGGTTCCCTTCACCTGGAACCTGCCGGCGGTGCGGACGCGGCTCTGCCAGAGGGAGTTTCGCTGGGACTGGGCCCGCGTGGGCGGCCCGGCCATCGACCTCATGCCCGACCACCTCCGCGATCTGCCCCACGTCGATGTCGGCGGGCAGATCGAGGGCGTCCTTCAGCGCGTCAACCCCCGCGCCACGCGCACCACGACCGGCTGTCCCTGCATCTGCCCCTTCTGTGGCGTCGGCCGCGGCCTGATCGAACCAGGGGGGCTCCGGGAACTGCCCGATTGGCCGGACTTACCCGTCGTCTGCGACAATAACCTCCTCGCGGCCAGCCCCGGGCACGTGCAGCGCGTGATGGAGCGGCTCTGTCTGTTGGGCGAGGCCGACTTCAATCAGGGCCTCGACGCGGCGTACCTGGAGCCGGAGCACGCGGACTGGATCGCCCGGATTCCCCGCGTCATGGTCCGCTTGGCCGCCGACGCACCCATCGGCCAGCCGACTGACGTCTGGTTGGAGGCCCTCGAGCACCTGCTCGCGGCCGGCGTCCCCCGCAGCCGGATCCGCTCGTACTGCCTCATCGGCTACGGCGCGGGGCCGACGGAGGCCTGGGCCCGCTGCTGTGCCATCGAGGCCCGCGGCATTAAGGCCCTGCCGATGTGGTTCCACCGGCTCGATGCGCTCGAGCACAACGCCGTCACGCGCGAGCAGCGTGTCCTTGGATGGACCGACGTCGACCGCAAAGCCATCATGCAGTGGTTCTATCAGCACCGCACCAGCCGCGGCCGCTACCGATCGCACATCCCGGATAGAGGAAATCCGATCGATGCACGACGGAGTCGACCATGAAGACAAACTACCAACTGCTGGGGCCCCTGCGGGGCGACGAGTACGCCGCCCTGGAGGCCGACATCAAGGCCCGCGGCGTCCTCGTGCCGGTGGAAAAGGACCAGGAGGGCAACATCCTGGACGGGCACCACCGGGTTGAGATCGCCAAGCGGCTCGGGCTGCCGTATGAGACCGTTGTCCGGCCGTTCGCTAACGAACGGGCCAAGCGTCAACACATCATCATGCTCAACCTGGCCCGCCGCCACCTGGCCCCCTGGCAATGGGGCCAGGCGTTCCGCGAGCTGCTCCGGCAGAAGGGTGTCAGGCGAGGCAGGGGTGGCAACCGAAGACCAACGGCCACAGTGGCCGTTGGTGAGACGGTCCGCCGAACCGCTGAACAACTCGGTGTCCCGGAGAGGACCGCCCGCCGCCGTCTTGCCCAGGCCGACGCCTTCGACGCCCTGCCGGCCAAGCTCCAGGACGCCGTCCGCTGTGACTCCAAAACCATCGCCCAGGCCATGGTGGAGGTTCGCCGTGGCCGGAAGCGGACCGACCTCAAGAAGCGAGCCGCCAAGGCCGGCAAGAAACGAGCGAGAGTCTGGGAGGTCCGCTGTGGGGACTGCCTCGAGATCCTGCCCGCCCTGCCCGAGCCGGCCCGGCTCATTTTCGCCGACCCGCCTTACAACATCGGGGTCGATTACGGCCAAGGCAAGGCGGCCGATCGACTCGACGATGCTGCATATCTGACTTGGGTCGAGCAGTGGCTGGAGGCCTGCCGCGATGCCCTCTCGGCCGACGGCAGCCTGTGGGTCCTGATCGGTGACGAGTACGCCGGCGAATACGCCGTCGCCCTGAAACGGCTGGGCCTCACCATCCGCTCCTGGATCAAATGGTACGAGACCTTCGGCGTCAACTGCTCGCAGAACTTCAATCGGACCTCGCGGCACCTCTTCTACAGCGTTCGCGATCGGCGGAAGTTCATCTTCGACGCCGAGGCGGTGAGCCGGCCGAGCGACCGCCAGGCGAAATACGCCGACAAGCGTGCCGCCGCCGGCGGCAAAGTCTGGGATGACGTCTGGGGCGTGAACCCACCCATCCCGCGATTGCAGGGGACGAGCCGCGAACGCCTGCCCGACGCCCCGACCCAGCTTCCGCTTGCCCTGCTCCAGCCGATCGTCTGCTGCGCTTCCGACCCCGGCGACCTGGTCGTTGACCCGTTCGCCGGATCCGGAACGACCGGAGAGGCCGCCCTGAAACAGGGCCGCCGGTTCATCGGCATCGAGCGGTCTCGCCGGTTTGCGAAGCTGGCGAGCCTGCGCCTTGAAGGAATCTCATGATGGAGAGGCCGACCTTTATCGCCTGCGATGCATGCGAATCCGAGGGCGAAGTCGTGCTGCCCCGGCTGGGAGCAGTTGGCCCGCTCGCGTGTCCGACCTGCGGCGCGTTGCCGACGGTGATCGATGTGGGGCCCTGGCAGCCCGAAATCGAAGCGCGCGTCTCCCGAATGACGAACCGGCTGCGGGCCGGCAGAATCGGCAGCCGCAAGCAGGCCCTGGGCCGCTCCGATGCCGGCATCGACCGCGATGGGCGGGAGGCGGAACTGGCCGCCTGCCTCCTGCTGTGTCCCGGCTTCCGCAAAGCCTATCTTGCCAGGGACGCGGCGGATCGAGGCAATGATCTGCCGGCCGAATGGACCGTTTTGCCCAAGGGGATCGAGGTCAAACAGACCCGCTACTGTGACGACCGCCGCGGGTATTTGCTCATCCGGCCTCCACGCAAGACGCCGGGGCCGATGCGGACCGAATATATCGACGATTGTCTGTACGTCCTGATGTCTGGCCGGAGGGGATTCTATCACTTTCTCGGGTGGGCCGACCGCACCCTCATCCTGGCGGCCGGCAAACTGAATCCGATTCCTGTGCAAAGCGGGCAGCGTGAGTGCTGGGGCATTCACTGGAAGCGGTTGCACCCGGCGGCATCTCTCTGCCTGACGGAGAAACCGGATCATGGATGAGAATGGTTGCCTTCGTGCCATCGATCTGTGCGGCGGGGCGGGGGGCTGGGCCTGCGCGGCCAAGGGCTTGCCGATCGAGATCATCGCCGCCGTCGACAAGTGGGACCGCGCTTGCCTCACCTACCGGGCGAACCATCCGAACACTGCCGTCCTGTGTGCCGATCTGACGTCACATGCAACGCGCCAGATGACCTGCCGCTTGGCCGGCGACGTGGACATCGTCCTCGGCGGCATTCCGTGCGAATGGCTCTCGATCCTCCGAAACGGCTGGCAGCCGCGCACCAAGCCGAAGCCGGCCGAGTTGGCGGAAGGTCGGGCGCTGCTCGATGCGATCCTGGGGGTTGTCAAGGGCCTGGCTCCGCGCTGGTGGTGTCTGGAGGACGTTCTCGGTCTGGTACGGGAGCTGCCGCCGCTCACACCGTTTCGGGTCCTGGACGCGATCGGCTTTGGGCCGCAGCGCCGAAGACGTGTTTTCGTCGGGGACTTTCCGGCCGTGAGATCGCAGACCCCGGACCGGCGGGTGCTTCGCGATTGTCTCCGGCCCGGGCCCTACCGGGTCGGGATGCGCACGCGGGATCGCAGGCCCCGGACGTCCTTTGTTTACGACGGCAAGTCCTTCATGGCCTACGTCCCGGCAAACAAGGCCCCCACCGTGTGTACCTTCTCCAGCCGGCGGGATGCCGACGCCGCCGTGGTGGCCCCGGAACTGCGCTACGGCAAACGTCAGCTGGAGTGGCAGGAGGCCGCGGCGCTGCAGGGTTTTTCCTCGGACTATCTCTTTGTCGGCACTCCCGGCGACGTCTGGAAGATGATCGGCCAGGCCATCCAGATCGATCTCGGCCGGGCCATTCTTGAGGCGATCTGTAAGGAGGACGACTGATGCGAATCAGGGTTTTCTTCGCTTGGTACGATCTGTGGGTGGGCGCCTATTGGAGTCAACAGTCCAGAACACTCTACCTTTGTCCGCTTCCCATGCTTGTTGTGTCCGTGCGCTTTGGAGAAGGGAGAGTGGCCACGAAGGCTGCGAGAGGCGAGCCAACGCTCTTTGGCGAGGACGCTTGACACCGGGGCCGATCGCCGGCAGACTGGAGGATGTCGAGACGAGGGCGATGCGGACCATGAGCGCAAGACAACTCATCCTTCCCGGTATGCGGTGGCGCGTGACGGTCATCACCCGCCGCGATGGCCGCAGATGGCCCTACCAGCTCAAGATCACCGATCGGCTGACCCGCCGCGTGATTCGCGAGGTCGTCCGCGGCGCGACCCTCCGCCAGAAGCGCCGCGCTTACGAGCGCGCCGCCGAGCGCGAACGGCAATTGAACGGCTTGGCCCAGGAGATTTTGCCAGCCCCTTCTCCCTGGCCCGAGGCCAAGGGCCGGGTCTTCGAGTATCTCGGGACCCGTCTTCGGCCCGAGTCGATCGGCACGTACCGCCGGATCCTGGACCTGGCCCAGGCCTACGTCGCGACGAAACTTTGGGGGGGGCTCCGGTTTACCGACGATGTGACCGGCCCTCTGGCGGAAGGATACGCCGCATGGCGCCAGGCCCACCCGCGCCGCGGCCAAAAGGTCGAGGCCGTGACCATCAACCGCGACCTTGCGCACCTGGCGGCGTTTTGGGGGCACCTGGTGCGTCTGGGGCTTGCGGCCGAGAACCCCTGGGCGGGGGCCTCGCGCCTGAAGGTATTTCGGGCCGGCCGGGTCCGTCTCACCTTTGCCCAGCGTCGGCGGTTGCTGGCGGCGGCTGCCGCCCTGCCGCTCGATCTCCACGCGGCCGTCGCCCTGGCCGCCGATTGTGGACCGAGAATTCAGGAACTCGCCCACGTTACATGGCCGCACCTGGATCTTTCGGCCCGGACGTGGCTCGTGACCCGCGAGCCTTGCGGTTGGCAGCCGAAGAGTGGCCGCGCGCGCGTGCTGCGCTTCGGCGAGGCGGCGGCGGGCCTGTTGACCGATTGGCGTCCGGCCCGGATCGCCAAGGTCATTGCCTCGACCGACGGCGCATCGTCCGAGGAGGTCCGCCAGGTGGTTCTCGCGGGCCGCGTCTTTGGCCGGGGTGCAAGCCCGTTGCACGATCCGTGGGAGAGGGACTTTACGGCCGGCCTTGGCCGGGCCTGTGTGGCGGCCAGCGTACCGGTCGTGACGTGTCACGGCCTGAGGCGGACCATCGGCCGGCTGGCGAAGGAGGCGGGCGCGGCGCCCCTGGACATCCGCGATCTCCTGGGCCACGCCGACTTCCGGACGACCGAAGGGTACATCGGCGAGGGCCAGGCCGACGGCGCCGCCGCCGCCTTTGAGGCCTTCTCCCGCGGCGCGCAAGGTGCCAAACAGGTGCCACAACCACCGGACAGTGAGGACACTGAGTTCCCCGGCGAGATCGACGACCGCGATAACCCATTATAAGAGCATCACTTATCGGGTGCCGAAGGTGGGAGTTGAACCCACACGGCCCGCAAGGGCCACGGGATTTTGAATCCCGTTGAGACCTGTCGGTTCGCGTGTTTTGGTGTCCCCAGGCGTCCTTTGTGTCCGTGGATGTACGGCTCTGTCCGTGGGTTGGGTGCCAAATAGGTGCCACGACTTATCGAGACAGGTTGTGCCAGAGGGCGGGTCACGGACGGGCCAGCTGGGCCTCGTCAAGGTCGATGTAGAACTTGTCAACCCGCCGCCGTTTGACGCCGAGATCGGCCAGCAGTGCGTCGTCGAAGGTCGCCAGGACGTCTTTGGAGGCCCGCTTGGTGACCATGACGGCCAAGTCGAGGCCCCGCGCTTCCAGGGCCGCAACGATCTCTTCGACCTTCGCCGTAAACCGGATCTGCTCGGCGGCCCGCCAGCCCACGCGGCCGTGGGCGAGACGGATGCTGCGGTCCTTGCCGAAGTCGGTCTTGTGGCTCTTGGCGAAGACCTCGATCTCGGCCTCCAGGGCGGCCCTCTCCGCGGCCAGGCGAATGTGGCGGGCTGTCGCCTTGTCCTTCACCGCCTGGACACGCCGATTCACGTCGGCGCAAAGGGCGTCGGCTTGGGCGTCGATCCGGGCCATGTGGCCCAAGAAACGGTCGACGGCCGGCCATGACGTGATGGTTGGTACGCGAACCTTGCCCGCCGCGGCGGGCTTTTTGCGGGGCGTGGCTTGCCGGCCACGGCGGGCAGGCCTGCCGGCAGACACGGCTTTGCGCGAGGACATCCTGACCTCCTTCGTCTCGCCCGAAACGAGTTTATACGTCCGTCCCGGCCGGGGCAAGACCATTCCTGCGGGGCGCGCCCGCAACATCCTTACAGGCCCCGGTTCTCTGCAACGAAGGGAGAGAACCATTTGCACAAGGGCCAAACGTGGGGTATACTGTTTTTGAGGGCAAGATGGATCGGGCGGCGCAATCCCGGCCCGCCGACAAAGTCGATCCTCTCCGCGTTTAGTCTGACGAGCAGTCTGGCGAATCGGACAATTCGATCCCTGGAACGGTGGACGAAAGGAGACCGAAATGAGAAGGATTCTACTGATCAGCTTTGCGGCCGTGATCGTGGCGGGAGGCTTCGCCCTGGCGGCCTGGGGGGAGGAACGAGAGGGACGCAGGGGGCAGCCTGAGGCCCGCCTGAAGGCCCTCGGCGGGATCGTGCTTGATTTGGGGGGCATCGCGGCGTCGACGAGCGTGGAGCATGGGACATGGGTGGACCCTGTAAGCGGCGAGATCGCCGTTCACGCTGATGGCGCCCACGGCATCCAGGTCAGCGGGCCGATGGGCGGCGTCGGCGTGATGACGGGCGATGGTCTGACGATCGGCAATATAGGCAGCGTGGAAGTGGACTACGATTGCGACCTCACCATCGACGGCACCGGCAAACTCATCCACAACGCCCCGCATTCAAAGACCGGAGAGGAGGCGCACTACAACGCCGCCGACGGAATCACCGATATCTGGTGTGATCGATACGGCCATGTCTACTGGGCCGGCCGACGGGGTAAGACCGGTCCATCTCAGTCAGTCGTCCCTGGCGGCGGGCACAGCCGCAGGGCCGGCGGCGATCGGCGGCACAAGCCGGTACTCGTGCATGTGTCGGTGTACGATGGGCGTCGTCCAGCGTCCCGCCTTGAAGCCCGCCTGGCGGATGCGGCGAATGAACGTCTCGCACTCGCATATCGTCTGCTCGGTCCCGGCCGCGTCGTAGGTGACGCCAAACCACGGGGGGCCGAAGGCCTCGAGGACGGGGCGGCGGATGGCCATGAACCCGCTCGCGTGTCCGTCCTTGTGATATTCACCCTCGGGGCCGGCGTAGCGCGCGGTGACGACGTCGCACCCGCCCAGGTCGCCGTGCAGATCGAGCTCGAATCCGGACAGCCTGGGCAAGAGGTCGCGGTTGACCTGGAGCAGGATCTCCTGATGCGTGCGCCGGAGAAAGTGCATGCAAGCGGCGTTTCGGGCGCACACGACGTCCAGCCGGTTCACGAAGTGAACGCTGCCGATTGCGCCGCGTCCAGATTCGGTCAAGAGCCAGGCCGCTAAATCGTCGGCAAGAAACCCGCCATAGGCCAAGATGGCGACGTGGTAGCGGCCCGCGACGTGGATCGTCGGGGGGGTCTGGGCCGGCGCTGGCTTCTCGCTGTCAGTAGGCACAATAGGTGTGGCCATAGCAGTCAGTCCAAATATGCGTGAACCCGTCGGGCGCCTCGAAGTGTTGCTCGTTTCCGGTCTTTGAATGCGGGGCGTTGTGGATGACTTTGCCGGTGCCGTCGATGGTGAGGTCCAAATCGTAGTCCACTTCCACATCGCCGCCAGTCCCGAACGTCAGACCGTCGCCCGCCATTACGCCGACGCCGCCCATCGGCCCGCTGACCTGGATACCGTGGGCGCCATCAGCGTGAACGGCGATGTGGCCGCCTACGGGATCCACCCACGTCCCGCAGTCCACGTTCGTCGATGCCGCGATTTCCCCCGCATCAAAAACGATCCCACCGTTGGACTTCAGGCGGGCAGCTACGCCATCGCCACTCACCTCGATCCCATAGTCGTTGTTCGCTATGACGCCGACGCCGTCGCCGTCAACGACGATGGCCTTCTCGGTGTTGGCCACGACGCCGACGCCGGCGACCTCGACGATGATGGCCTTGTCGGCGTTGGCCACGACGCCGACGCCGGCGACCTCGACGATGATGGCCTTGTCGGCGTTGGCCACGACGCCGACGCCGGCGGCCTCCACGATGATGGCCTTGTCGGCGTTGGGCAGGACGGCCAGGTCGCCGCCCGGGAACTGCAGACCGGGGTCGACGGCGGCGAGGTCCACGCGGACACCGGCATCGGCGCCGACGTCGACGCCCTTGGTCGTGTCGGGCTTGACGGCCAGTTTGCCGGCGTCGCCCGCCCCGTCCACGAACTGGAGGCCGGGCGGCGTCACGTTGGCCAGGTCAACGCTGACCTTCGGCTTGTCCGGATCCGTCACGTCGTCGACCACGATGCCCGGCCCGCCCTTGATGCCGATAAGGGCGGCGAGCGTCGCGCCCTGGTCCCCGCCGTGCAGCAGGACCCATCCGTTGTACTTCGTGTCGGCCGGCTGGCCCGGCACGTCGGCGGTGTCGCTGGCGGTGACGTAGCCGATCTTATTGCCGACCACGACATGCCTGAAACCGGCTTTGGCCTCGGCGCACTGGGCCGTGAGTTTCAGGAAAAGGGTCGTGTCCTCGTCGGGCGTCCCATCCCCGAAGAGGGGGTTGGCCGTCACGTAGGCCTGCCACCCGCTCGTGGCGAAGTCGACCCATGCCCCGCCGCCCGCCGCGTAGATGCCGACGACCTGGGCGCGCCAGACGAAGGATGCAGCGATGCCTCCACCGCCGCGAATCGCGACAATAGCCCACTTCAAATCCTCTTCGTTCTCGCTCTTGCCGGCCTCCTTCCACAGGACCGTGACGGGCGCCGTCGTCTGGCTGCATAGATATCCCGTCTTGCCCTCCACCACCCCTGCCCCGCGGTGTCCCTCGTTTGTGACGTAGAGGCGGACTGGCGTCACGCCCTGCACCATGCCGAGGCCTATGCGCCCGGCGGCCAGCGGCTCGAGGAGAATGGCGAACCGCTCCTGATGGTCCTCGAGGATCGGCGTGACGCCCTTCAGGGCCACGCGGTTCTTGAACTCCTGCTCATTGTCCTCGGGCGTGAAGATGGGCGCGTCGATGCCGAGAACGGCGAGGCGGTCAAGGTCGGCTTCGGTTGTGTTCTTGACGAGGACGATGCCGCTCTCGCGCGGGACGGTCTGCTCCGGAGCGCCCTGGTCGCCCCGGCGGGCCCGGTCGGCCCGGGCGGCGTCGATGAAGGCGTTGTAGGCCTCGGCCGGGATCTCGAGCGGCTCGCCGGCGGTCCTTTTTTTGAAGGCGTCACCTGCCATCAGGATTCGTCTTCCCACAGATCGACGTAGCAGAACACGCCCACCCCGAGCGTGCCCGTGCCGGCGTTGACGGTCACGGCCACCTCCAGGACATCGCCGGCCTCGAGGGTGTCGGTGTCGATGGTCCCGGCCACCAGGTCGTAGGCGGCCTGGGCGCTCGTCAGGCTGATCGCCGCCGTCAGGATGCTCGCCCCGTTCTTCAGCAGGTCCATCGTGATGGTCGCATCGCCGAGGCACGGCGTCACGCAGCCGGCTTGAAAAGTCCGGACCTGGCCCGCCGTCCCTTTGACGACGTGGACGACCCGCGTCTCGGCGGCGGCGGTCGCCCCGCTCTCCTGGGCGCAAGTCTCGCGGTGCTGGTGCTGGAGTTTCGACGCCGCAATCGCGGCGTCTACCGCCACGTGAACATCGGCGACGCACCCGGCGTTCAGAATGATGTTGAGGAACTTAACGATTCCCCGGAACACTCCCTCTTCTTCTATCCGAAACGACATGGCTCATCTCCCTGGGCTCAGCCCGCGCTGGCGGGTCAAATTCCGAGACTTGAGAATAGGAACCCCTCATAGACCGGCGCGACGTAGGCGCCGATGGCACGCCGGTACATCCGTTTGGAACCGTCATCCTCCTTCGTCTCGAAGCGCAGCCAGAGGTACTCCCAGCCCTTGCACGACGGGACGAGGATCGTCTCGTTGGCAACCAGGAAGCCTTCGCGGTTCGGGCGCGCGGCGAAGCGGTAGGGGATCTCCCAATCCTCCTCGCCGCGCTTTGAACCGGACGCTCCCAAGAAAAGGACCTCGCCGGGCTCAAAGCCACGGAAGCTGTCCAGGTTGGTCTTGCCGGTGCACAGAAAGAGGATCCGCTTGTAGTCCGGCGTCACGACCGAATCGGCCAGGTAGTGCGTCTCGGCGAAGTGGTAAGCGGGGAACACGATGTTCACACCCTCGCATCGCTCGCCGTTGTCGCCGATGCCGTGGGCGGGTGGAGGCGTTTCCTCCTCGGGCCCGTAGCCGGATATCGATGCGCCCGGGGCCGCTGTGACGATGTGCTGCCTTGCGCCGCCGGTGTCGAAGGAGAAGACCGCGTCGCCGGTCTCCGGGAGCTTGGTACTCGTCGGCCCGTACTCGACGGTCCCTGTCCAGAGGCACGTCGCGGGGTTGGCGCTGTCGATGCGCATCGGATCGACGCCGGCGGTCTGACGCACCAGGCCGTCGTGCATGGGCGGCGCCTCGGCCTCGAGGGCCGCGCGGGCCGCCGCGTCATCGGCCGTGCCGCGAACGAGGTAGATAAGCGTCGCGTTGTCCTCGGACGATTCGCGGCTGTCGGGTTTTTCGTCTACGGTTATCGGCATGATTTCACCACTAGGTGAACGCCAGGGTTCCCGCATGGCGCAGGGGCTTCGTGTTCTTCGCGATCTCGTCGATCCCGGCGGCCATGCGCTCGGCCGTGTTCCCGCCACCGAGCCGCTCGGCCGCGAGGCCCCCGAACTGGCCGCGGATTTCGAAGCGGCGGGCGATCTTCTCGGTTTCGGCGCCCTGGAGAATCAGTCGTCTCTGGGCCTCGTAGAGGCGCTTGACGAGCTCGAGGTCGGCCCCCGCCAACGCCGCCTGCTCGAGGCGCTGCCTGTATTCGAGCCTCAGAAGGGCGAGCCGCTTCTCGACGCCCTCCTTGGTGGCCTCGATCTCGGCCCGGGCGATCTCATCTCTCAGCCGGGCCTCCTCGTCGACGGAGGCCCAACGCAGACGGGACTCCTCGTTGATGCGGCGTTTGGCCTCGGCCGCCTTTTCGGCCTCGTCCTTTTTCCATTGCTGGATGCCCTTCACGCGCCGGGCCTGTTCTTCCTCCTCGAGTTTCTTCAGGTGCTCAAACGCTGCGGCGCCGGGCGCGGGTGCGGCGCCGGGCGCGACTTCCACGCCGGGCATGGCCACCCCTGTTTTGGCCATCCTGTGCAGCTCATCTCTCAAGGCACGGAGCTTGGCCGCCCACACGTTGATTTCCCCGCCGCCGATTCTCAAGCCACCGAGCGCGAAGCTTGTAGTCTCCTCGGCCAACTGCTGCATGATCTTGGTGATCCGCCTCATCTCCTCCAGGATCTGTATCTTGCGGGTCTTCGTCTGCTCGGCATTGAGCTGCTCCAGCGCGCCGGTCAGGCCCACGATGGCCCCCGTGGTCCGATCCACCGAAAGGGCGAGCGAATCGTGCCGGCCCTTCAGCGTTCGGATGATGTGCTCGGCGTCGTCCATTTCGTCATTCGACAGGGACTGCTTCCGCGCGAGTTCCTCGAGGCGAGCGGCGTACCGCTGCTCGCCTGCCCGAATCTTGTCCTGCTCTTTTCGATAGCGGGATGCCGCGTTGGTCAAGTCGATCTGCGCCTTTGTCAGATCGCGATAGATAAGGACCACGGCGGCAACGGTGACGCCGATGGCTGCAATCACTGCAAAGACCGGGTGCACTGCCAGGATCGTCAGGACGCCGATCAGTCCCTTGACGCCCAAGGCGAGTTTGCCGACGACGATGAGGGCCACGCCCAGGCCGGCCGTCCACCCCGCGATCTTGAGGGCCAGTTTCGCGTACTCGGCCAGGAGCTGGCGGTTCTGGCGGATCCAGACCGCCCACTCGCGGACGGCCTGGATGACGGTGGCCGTAAGGTCCTTGAGGGAGGGGGCCAGCGCCGAGCCGACGATGGCGACGCCGTGCTTGAGCGAGGTCCACACATCGGTCATCGCGTCGGTGAAGACCTCGGCGGCCCGGGCCTCTTCATCGGTCAGGCCGACGCCGAGTTCCCGGAACCGTTTGCGAAGGACGGCGACGCCGGCGGCGCCCTGCTCGAACATCGGCAGGAGCATCGTCCCGGCCCGGCCGAAGAGGACCTGGGCCAGGGCCGCGCGGCGCGAGGCGTCCTCGACCTTCGACATCTGTTCGGCCATCAGCGTGAACTGGTCCTCGGGCGCGAGGCCCTGGAGATCTTTGACCGCAAGGCCCACGTCGGCGAGTGCCTCGACCGACTCGGAGAGACCACGATCGGCGTCGTAGATGGTCCGCTGCATCCGCTTGATGCCCTTCTCGAGGCTGCCGACGTCGGTCCCCGAGAGCCGGGCGGCGAAACCGAGTTCCTGGACGGCCCGAACCGAGAGACCCGTCCGCCGGGCCATCTTGGCGGCCGCGTCCCCGAGGCTCGAAAACATCTTGAGGCTCGCGGCGACCGGGCCGGCGATGGCGGCGGCCAGGCCGAGCATCGTCGTGCCCAGCTGCTGGCACGATTGGCCGAAGTTCCGCAGCCGGGCCTGGGCCTTGGCGAAGCCGGCCGCCATCTTGTCCTTCGTCGCGAACTCGACGTAGGCGCGGCCCGCCCGGATGTCTTGCGCTCCCGCCATCAGGTCGCCCTTACGGAATCCTTGAAAAGGGAGGGGAAGTTCGGCGCCTCGGCCTCGAGGGCCGGTCCCATGAACGGCCTCGGACGGTATCGCATCGTGCGCCGCGCGCCGGGGACTCGCCGCCGCCGACCGCCCCGCTCGCGCGTCACCACACCGCCGAACTCAAGGAGTTCCGGGACGGTCGGGGTGGAGCGCGAACGGAAAAGCATCGGCCCGATCACGACCGAGGAGGCCGCGCGGTCGTAGCCGAACAGTATGAGCCGCCGCAGGCGTCCCGCATGGCTCGAGGGCGGCCGGCCCGGCTCGGAAACCCGTTTGCGTTTGCGGATGGAACTCTTGGCCCGCCGGCGGACGAACGCCCCGGCCTTCGGGAGGACCCGCCTCTCGGCCCGGTCCACCGCCCGCAGAACGGGGCCCTTGTCGAAGAACATCGAGAACTTGATGTTCACGAATCCGCCCGCCATCGTGTCGGCTCCATTTCAGGGCGTCGGTCCGAACGTCGGTTCGATGATCAGCGACCCTCGCGCCAAACAGGTCGGAAGGCCGCCCTCTTGAATGCCCCAGAACTCGTACTTGCAGGTCCCGGCCGTGGCGAGATTGTCGGGGGTGAACGTGATCGTCACGCGGCCGTGCTCGAGATTGTCGATCACCAGGCCGCCGTTCGCGAGAGTCCGCTCGAACAGAAGCTCGCCGGCGGCCGCGTAGACCTCCAGGTCCAGGCCCGTGTATCCCGTCAGATCGACGTCTACCCCGTCCGAGTCGGCGAGGTGCCAGGCCAGCGTCTCGTTTGAGTCTTCGGGCAGATGGATGATGCCGCCGACGCGCCTGGACGATTGGCGCCCGTAGGCGGGCGTCACCGTCACGTGGACGTCGGCCGGCGTGGCGCGGGTGGAGGTGGCCGCATCGATGTGTCCGTTCGGATCCGGATCATCGTGACTGGACCGGCTCGAGACGGGGGCGTCGAGGTTGTCGAGTTTCGCGGCACGGGCGGCGGTCAGTCGTTGCTCGAGGGCATCGCTGTCGGCCAGGATCTCGGCGCCCGGCGGAACCTGGATGATCGTACCCGTGGTCTTGGCCGTATCATATAGAGTGTTGGATACCGCGGCCACGCCCGCTGACCGTTTGATGTCATACTCGGCACCCTCTTCGACGTTGGCGGTCCCAAGCGTGCAGCCGTCAAGCAGGACCACGCCCGACGAATTGACCTCTACCGCGACAGCATTATTCAGACCCTGAAAATTATCTTCGAGTTCCGCGTAAAAGCGACAACCGCGCATGACAAGACTTCCCGTTATCGTGATCCCGCACAGATCGCCGCCCGCAGCACCAGATCGGACAGTTATGGCCTGGCTGTTGATCAGAACACCGCCGGTTACGCCTATTCGCATCCCGTGGCCACTAACGCCTACCGCCGTACTGAGAGCGACAGTATCCTCGATGATACAACTATCACCACTCACCACAAGAGCATCGAAAGGACTCTCAGCACGCAAGTCGCGAATCGTTATGTGGCCGATGGAGCCGAAGAGCGCCCCGTCGTATGGTCCCTCGGCGTAGACTCTCTCGACTCGAAGATTATCTTTGAATCCCGCGTAGAGACCCTGCCCGTCCCCGGCCTTTGTTGAAATGGCGGACAGATCAAAGACACTGCTGTTGTCCTCAAGTTGGATCGTGCGTGCGACATCGTTTTGGCTGAGGACCGTCTTGCCAATGCCGGCTCCTCGAAGCGTCAAACCTTTGTTCGCCGTATCAAGGTCCACCGCCTCATCATAGGTCCCTGGGCCAATGAAGATCGTATCACCATCCGCGGATGCAGTCACGGCCGCGCCGATCGTCGCGAACGGCGTCAGTTCGTGGCGGCCGTCGTTGTTCGTGTCGTCGCCGATGCCGGCGTCAACGAACCACTCGTGGACGCGGTCTGTGACGTTCAGCGCGAGCGCGGCGACCACCGTCACGGTGGTGTCGTTTGCGTTGTCGGACTCGAGCGTCAGCGCCACGGCCTGGTTGCCGGCCAAGTCGGGCACGGCAAACGAGAGGTGCCGGGTGCGCTGCTCGGCGGCCGCTCCGGCCGCGAAAACGACCGACGACTCGAAAACCAGTTCGCCCCGATCGTTCCCCGCGTCGTAGCCGGCGTAGAACCTCAGGGTCAGCGCGCGCGACTCGGAGGCCGTCAGGCCCGAGACCTTCACGTCGCCACGAAGCGGCGCCCGGCCGACGTCCGGCAGCGTCCTCTCCAGGATCGCGTGGTACTCGCTCGTGATGTCGATCGGCGACGAGGTGGTTTGTTTGATCAGGCTCATGCCGCGATCCCCGCCTGGATGCCCTCAAGCCCCGGCCCGCGCGCCAGTGCCCGCCGACCTTCGCCGAAGCGGGTGATGGGGAAGTTCGCGTCGTATCGGTCTGTCTCAGACACCCGTACCTCATCGAGGACACCCCCGAGGTCGTATCCTGGCCAGGCCAGATTAACGGTGCCGATGAGAAGAGTGGTATCACCCGCAGTAGTCGCAACAGGATTGACTGTGTCCTCCGCTCGCTTGATCCCGTTGACGTAGAGGCTCAACCTCGGAGCGGTTGAATCCAAAACGACAGCGGCATGAATCGGGTCTGAAGACCTCAACAGAGCATCCACAGCCAACCCGGCCCAGGTGAAGTCGGAGATGATGATGTTGCCGACTTCGTAGTACACACGGAAGTGTGTGAGAGCGGGGTTGTCAGTCCGAATAGCGGCGAAGGCCCAAAGGATGTCCGTCGCCGGTACTCGACTCCAAGCGAGATAACACCAATAGTTCCAGATACCGTCGTAGCCCTTGAGGTCCCGCATCCAGCATTCCATCGTGAACTTAGTAAGAGAAGCCGCTCCTGCATAAGTTCGATGGAGTTTATCGCTGTCCGCACGGACCAAACGGTAACCGTCCTGTCCTGCAACACACCCGACGTTGGTAAGGTCCAATCCATTGACAACGTCAGCCAGCCGGCCGCCAGTCTCGCCGAACCGCCAGTAACCCAGCGTGTCGCCGTCGAACGAATCCGGATAGATGGCAAAGGGTCGGTTCATCCGCTTGGGTCCCGGGTCAGGCGATGGCCCACCAGGCGGTGGCGGACCTCCTGGTAGGCGTCGAGGTACGTCTCGGCGGTCTCGCGGGCGGCGTCGGCCGCCGGGATCCCGGCGTGGTCGGCGACGGCCGCCTCGAGGAGGCGGATGCGTTCGTCCAGAAACGCCGCCGCCTTTCGGCGGCATCTCGCACAGAGCACGCCTCAACCCTCCGGCGGCGCCGTATGTCCGTTGGCTATCGCGGTCTGGGCGACCTTCTCCATCGCGGCCTGCGCGACCGTGGCGACCTCGTTGTGGGCGGCGAGGGCCTGTTCGCGGGCCTCGCGCTCCGCCCGCGCGGCCTCGGTGGCCGCGCGCTGCGCCTCGGCCTCGCGTCCCTGGGCCTCGCGGGCCGCCTTGCGCTTGCGGACGGCGTAGAGGACGCCGCCGGCGCCGGGGATCAGAGCCAAGAGACCGTAGTCCTCGAGGGCCTGGCCCACGCGGTCCAGCGTATCGAGTGCCTGGCCCTCGGCGGCCTCGACCACCTCCCCGGTCGTCGGCCGCCGAGCGGCTTGGGCGGCGGCCGTCGCCTGAATTTTGTTGAGCGCGGCGTCGAGCCGCTTCAGTCGCGCCGCCTCTTCGGGCGTCATGTCCAGCGGGTCAGGCAGGGGGATCGCATCGGCAAGTTCGGCCCCGATTTTCTGACCCTGGACGATGGCGGCCGCGCGAAAGACGACGCGGTCGGCGTTCACCTTGGCCTGGCCCTCGATGTCGGCGGCCAAGTCCGCCAGGCCCTCGGCCGTCATCTCTGCGGTCCGATCGAGCACGTCGGCGCGGATTCCGAAGGCTTCGGCCCGACGCTCCATGAGATCCCAGGCCCGTGTTACGGCCGGTGGCACGAGGTCGGAGACGTCCACCGGCTCCGACGGCGGCCCGGCGTAAGCCGAACCCGCGCGGGCGGCCTGGGCCATCTGTGCGGCGGCGGCCGATCGCGGGGGCAGACCCGACGTCGCGGCCACGCCCGCCAGGTCCGCGCCGACCTGGGCCGTCTGTTTTTGCTCCTCCGCCGGGGCGATGCGGAAACCGGGCAGGACGCCCCCGCATCCGGGGAGGATCGACAGGGCCAAAACAACCATCACCGACAGTGCTCGTTTCATGGCGATTCTCCTGTCCGCTGGCTCGTGCTCGCGGCTCCGACAAAGACCTTTTTCAACACGTGGATGTTGCGGGCGTTGATCGGCATGCCCCTTTGCGGTTTCGTCTCATACGGATTGAAGTCCGAGGGCCGGAAGACCCTGTGTTTCTTCGGGTCGCGGTGGATGTTCGCCTGCTGCGCCAGGACCCAACTCGTGCGGTCCCAGGCGTCCCGGGACCAGCCCCTGGCCATCCACCCCAGTTCCCGCAAACTGTACGGGCCGGGCTCTATTCCTGCGATGGCGGCGTACTCGAGGCAGAGGCGCCAGATTCGGCGACCAGCTTGTCGGCCATCTTGTCGAGGTTCACCTTCGCGAGCTTTTTCTCGGCCCGCGCCAGCAGCCGTTCCCTGAGAGCCTGGCCCCCTTCCAGGATCTGCCGAATGAGCGCCGCCTCGCGGCTCGGGCAAAAATCCGCGAGGGCCTCCAGCAGGGCGCTGGTCGCCCGATCGATGGCGTCGCCGACCATCGCCGCGCCGAAGGCCTCGGCCTCCACGGAGCGCTCCTCGGCTTGGCCGCGGCAGAGGACGTACAGGATGTCCACGAGGAGCACCGGGTCGCCGGCCACGCGGTCCAGCAGCGGGCCGCCTGCCAGGTCCGGCAGGTCCACGTCCAGGGCGTCGCGGACGCGGCGGATGGTGTTCACGTCGATCCGCAGCGTCCAGGACCGCCCGTCGCTGTCGTCGAATGAGGCCACGCCTGAGATCTCCTTCCGCTCTCGCGGCTTGGTCAGGCCGACTCGCCCACGATCACGATGTCGTACAGGGCCTCGTCATCGGCGTCGAGATTGGTGATGCCGAGTATGTCGGCGCTTGTCGGCGTCACGACCCAACCGTCGGCGTCGGCCCTTATGATTGCGAAAGCGCCGCCGGCGGGCACGGTGATGGCGTCGCCGGTGGCCGTGAACGGACCCTGGAACTCCGCCGAGGCCGCACCGCCGACCTTCAGTGCGGCGTCGGTCGCCGGGTGATCCCCGCCGCCGACACCCTCCCCGACCATCGCTTCATCCGATCGGTTGATCACGAGGATGACCTTGACGTTTGCAAAGGTCAGCACCTGATTGAAGGCGTCGACCAGGACGGCGGCCAGATCGAGGTCGTCGGCCGAGTCCTTCACAACCAGGCGCCGGTCCCACCAGATCAGGTCGGCCTTGCCCGCGCCCGCCCCGAACGCGAGGTCGATGACGCGCTTCATGCTGAGCTTCGCCTCGGGCGTCGCGAGGTCGATGGCCTTCTGGGCCGCCGCCGACAGCGCGACGGTCAGCCGCGCCGAAAGGTTCGTAAGATGGGTGGCCATGTTTCGTTCTCCTTTCCGTCGGACCGAACGGCCGCGCCGCCGGTTGGACGGATCCCCGCGCTAGTGCTTGGGGCTCTCTTTACGCCGGCACGACGTGCCATTCCGGCGGGTTGTCGGCGTAGGTCGGCTTGAGGCTGACGGCCACGCTGAGGGCTTCGCCGAGCGGTTCGTTCCGGCTGAAGCCCATCACGGCCATCGTCGCCCGCAGGCCTTCGGAGCCCGCGACCGCGATGTCGCCGTCCATGACCGCAACCTCGATGGGCGTCCCGTCGAAGAACGCGTCCTGAAACGCCGAAAAGTCGAGGTCCTCGGTGTCCCAGACCATGCCGAACTCGACCGGCGCGTCCTTCAGGCCCTGGGCGGTGGCCTTGAACCCCGCGTTCTTGCGTGTGCTGACGTCGGCCTCATCGGCGCCGATGTCCACCGACAGGTCCTTGACGTTCGGGACCTCATTCCAAACCGGCGACGCATAGGTCCCCGTGTTGCGGTAGAGTTTGGCCTCATACCCGAATTTCTGGCCCATTGTCACATCTCCTTTTGTGTCCGCTCGCTCGCGCTCGCGGCTCGCCCGCCTGTGGCGGGCTCGTCCGGGCCGACTAAGTCGAGAGGGCCCGGAACGTCAGGCTCAAAACGCTGGTGAACTGGCCGAGTTCGGCCAGGTGATCGGGGGCGTAGATCGGCATGTTGATCGTCCCGATCCAGACAGCCTCCTCGCCGCCGAGCAATTTGAGGCGGCGGAACCGGAAGTGGCGGGCGATCTCCTCCACGAGCTTCATCAGGCCGTCGGTCTGCTCGTCGCCGGCGACCTTCTTCTGCACCGCCACGTCCACCGTGTAGTCGCCCTGCGTCCGGCCGCGGTTCTGGATTGTCTCGGTGACCGCCCTGGGGACGACCGACACGTGGACGTCCTTCATGTCTTTGAGGTCGTACAGGGGCCGATAGCGCCGCTCGGCCACGAACTCCTCGCGCCAGGACCCGCGGTTCAGTTCGCCGCGGACGCCGTCGGCGATCTTGATGATGGTGGACACCGATAGAGTCTCCTCTACGTGAGACTGTGCATGATGGCCGCCGCGATGGCGCCCGCCGCGACCGTCAGCGCGATGACTGTCACGCGCCAGTGACGGTGCAGGTGATTCGAGAGACACGCGTCGACCTTCCGAAGCCGCTCGTCGATGCGGATGAGGAGGTCGTGATCGCTCGCCTCGCCGTCGATCTTGACCTGGTGTTTGGTCACGTTCAGGCCTCTTCGCTCGCCACGTGTTTCGTATGGATCCGCCAGACCCCCCGGTACGGGTCGGCCGGTTCGTAGTGCGGCATTCCGGGGCCGGGCGCCAGGACCTCGTAAACCTCCACGCCGGTCGCGGTCATCATCCGCACGCGATCGCCCGGCTGCGGCTCGATCACTTCGCCGCCGAGCACGAGGTCGACCGCCGCGACGATGAAGTCGGTCGCATCGACCTGGATCACGGCGCCGTACTCGTCGGCCACCTCGTAGGCCTTGCGGCCGATCGTCGCCCGGACCTCGATGAGGTCGCCGCCCCGCTGGTACGTGACCGCGCGGGAGATGTGGGCCACCCGCATGGTCTCAATCCACGCGCTGGCCTCTCCGAGCATGTCGGCCATCACCTCGCTCCACGCGTGGCCTAGGCGGTCTTACCCCTCAGTGCTCAGCGTCACGCCGTCGCTGCAGACCACGCGCCACGCCAGGGCCGCGCCGTTCTCGATGGCCACGAGCAGGATCTGCTCGCCCTCGTTGGCGAAGGTCAGCGTGTTGTTGCCCGTCTGATTGACGGCGCTGGCGACCGTGACGACACAGTCGCCGACGTCGGTCTTGAACCCCAGGTTCAGCAGTTGGCCGGCGTGATCGGGGATGGCCAGCGTCCGCGTCTCGGCGGCGGCCGTGACGAGCGGGCACGTGCCGCTCTTGGTGACGGGGATCGCCTCGGCGTCGCCGGGGTCGGCAATCGCCGCCGTCAGGACATCGGCCAGTGTCAACGCGCCGTTGCCGGCGAGCGTCGCATCGCCGGAGACCGGCACGTCCTCGTAGGAGTCGCCGTCGGCCACGATGATGTGGCCGGCCGTGTACACGACGGCGCCCACGTCGCCGAGCTGGCCAAGTGAGAGGCTCTCGGCCGCGCTCGCCTCGACGCTCCGCAGCACGAGCCGGACCGTCGCATCCGTAGCCTCCGTGGTGACCAGGGCGAAGCCCATGAAGGTGTTGTCGGTCGCCGTGGAGGTCGCGGCGCCGGATTCCGCCTCGCCGCCCACCGGGCTGCCATCGGCGTCCCAGTAGACCGCATCGCCGGCCGTGAAGACGACGGCCGCCTGGACGACGTCGAAGACGCCGGTCAGGGCGATGGCACCGAGGACGTCGGCGGCGATCCCGCGCTTGGCGATGCCGACGAGCGAGCCGATGATGACCACGTCGCCGCCCAGCACGTCGAGGGCGGGCGTGTGGTCGATGGAGAGGCCTTCCTGCACGAACCGTGCTTGCGTCATCTCTGAATCTCCTTTTTACCCGCCGTGGCGGGGTGCCCGGCCGCTCGCTCGCGCCGGCGGCTGGTTGTTGGTCCGCTCGCTCGCGCTCGCGGCTCGTTTCGGTTTATGCGCCCTTCGACTTCACGCCGGCCCGGTACTCGGCCAGGGCGGCGCCGAAGTCGTAGTACACGCGCCATGAGACGCCGAGGGTGGAGACCTCCTGACTGAGGCCGAAGTACTCCACGACCGGTTCCTGCCGGCCGTTGAGGTACGCCAGTTCGACGGCCGGGACGTCGTTCGGGTCGGCCAGCAGGTACCAGCCCGTGCTGGAGCCGGCGGTCTTGCCGATCGTCTTGGAGAGCCACTCCCACGCCAGGGGCTCGAACTGGCCGGCCCAGACGTTGACGTTCGGTGCTTTCTCCTTGGCGGTCGTCGAGCCGAGGGCGACGGCGATCATCTGGGCGGCCCGGTCCATGAGGGCCTTGGCCGGCTCTTCGAGCGCCGTCGGCACGAGAAGGATCCGGGGCTCGATTGAAACCGGATCTTTCGACGGACCGGTCTGGTCGCGGAAGAGCTGCACGGCGGCCGTCAGCGCCGCGATGGCCAGGGCCGTATCCGCACCCGCCTGGTAGTTCTTGTGCGCGGTGGTGAAGAAACTGGTCCCCGCGCCGGTGGCGTTCAGCAGAAGCGCCGTCGCCCGCTCGCGGGCCACGGCGGCCTTCCGGCCCAGGCGCCGGGCGTTGTCGACGAACGCCCCGAGTTCGTCATTGACCACGTCGGTCCGCGAGATCGAAAGGACCGCGCCGCGAGTCTTCACCTGCCGCGTCCACGACTCTTCGGACAGCTCGAGGTGCTTCAGTTCGCCCGTCGGCCCGACCTCCTCGAGGTCGCCCGACAGGGCGAGGCTGTAGACGGTGTGGGTGTGGAAGTTGACGTGGCTCGCCGCGCGCGCGATGCGCGGGGCGATCTGGCGCGTGGCGCTGAAGGCGGCGGCCAGGGCCTTGTTGGCCACGTTGCCGACGATGCCCGAGAGGCCGCTGGTGGAGAAAGCGGCCCGGATCCACTGGGCGTCGACCGAGATCGGCAGTTCGACGCCCCCCATCGCGGCGGCCATCTCGAGGGTGCGCCGGAAACCGACCGTCCGGTACCGGTCGGCGGTGTTCAGGGTCTCTTCGCCGTAGGAGACCAGGAGGTCCTTCTCGGGCGCCACGCCGTACCCGAGGCACAGGGCGGCCTCGAGGGTCCGCAGATCGGCCGGTACGTGGGCGCTGAGAACGGTCGGCGCGGCGGGCCGCGATTCGCGCAGGCGGTCCAGGAGCGCATGCCTCAGACCGTCCGGCGTCAGATCGCCGGCCATCGCCTTCGCCTTGAGGTCGCCGACCGTTTCGGGTTCCAGCCCCTTGCATGCGGCCTCGATGTCGACCACACGCTTGCGCTCATCCTCGACGGCCCGGGCGCGGATGGCGTCGGGCATCGCGTCGGGGTCGGCGGAATCGGCGGGCTTGGCGGGCTTGGCGGCCGGCGGTGTCGGCGTCGGCGCCGGGGGCGGCGCGGACTGCTCCGCGTCGAACTGGGCCTGGAGATCGGTGCGCTCGACGTCGGAGAGTTTGGCCGGGTCCTTGCCCCGGGCCTTAAGCCACTGGTCGAAATTCATGTTCTCGTCCTCCGGTTTGTTGGCGGCGGCCCTTGCGGCCACCGCGACCTTGGTCTTCTGATCCGCGCCGAGGGTACAGATACTTACTTCCCTCAGAGCGGCTTCCTGCACTTCGTACAGGCCCCGGTTGCCAGCCTTGAAATTCTGGCCGTTGGCCTCGAATTCCGAGCCCTCGTCGTGATAGGCGATCTTCGTCGGTCTGGCGCCGATTGAGGCCTGCCACGGAAAGCCGATCTTGGCCGACGCGACAAAGTCGCGCACGACCGGGTTGGTCTGCGGCATCGAAACCAGACCGTCGACCTGGAGGCGTCCCTCGATGATGGCAGGCGATCCGTGCCCCAGGGGCCGTGTCCGGTCGTGGTCCGCCAGAACGGGGAGGCTTTTGGGGAGGCGGAGGCCGTCCAGGTGCGCGACCACCGGCGCGGGCCATTCATCCATTTCGAGAACGCCGCCTGTATAGGCCACGATCTTCAGGCGCGGGGGCTTCTCGCCGCCGTCGCCGGCGGCGGCCTCCAGGACGGTCACCTCGCCGGGCAGGGCGAGTTCGTCCGGAACCGCCTCGAGCGATGCCTCGATCCGGGCGGGCGCCCGGGCCGGCGTGCGCTTTCGCTTAGTGCGCGGCATCGGCGGTCTCCTCATCCTCGTCGGCCAGGTCCGTCGCATGACGGACAAAGGCCTCGACGAGTTCGCCGGCGGCCTTGATGGTGGCAGGGTCGGGCAGGCCGCGCTTGTGCCGGCCCCTGGCCTCGCGCTCGCGCTGATCCTGCTCATCCTCCCAGTCGCGGCCCCGTCCGGCGTGGTACTCGGCCTCGCTCAAGAGGCCGGCCTTGACGCGCGCGATATCGGCCTTGGCCCATCGCGGGTCGACCTCCTCGATCCCACACCAGAACCATCCGTGGGGGTCGTCCTCGTCGAGCCACGCGCCCTGGCGCAGCAGGCCGGGCACACGCTTCGCCTCGGCGAGCCAGGCCGCCAGGATCGGATCGAGGGCGACGGCCTCGAGATCCGCCTGGTCGACGCGGATGCCGCGGAGATAGAGCTGGTGATCGAGTCTCCCCGACGCATAGTTGTACTTCGATGAATCCAAGGCCGCGATGTTTCGCGGAATGCCGAGGCAGCGGGCGATCTCGGAGACGATCTCGCCCTTGAACTCGGGGTACGTCGTGGCGGGCTGCTCGGCCTTGATCTGGGCGGGTTCCCAACCCTCGGGCAGAAACATGGCGAGATTGCGTTCTATTTCCATCGTCAGGCCGGCCAGTCCTTCCTCGCCGTCCTGGCTGCCGGCGGCCTCGCCGCCGGGGGCCATCGTGGTCTTGACGAACGTGGCGAACTCGG